AATATAACTATCCTCACCCAGTTAGGGCTAACACAAACAGAGGATAGAAAATGTTTAAAAGATTATTCAACAAAATTGTAGAAGCAAGAACAGAGTCAGCTAGACGTAAGATTGCACGTATGCAACTTAGCAGAATGACTGACAGAGAACTACGAGACTTAGGTATTGGCAGATGTGATATAGAAAGGGCTATACTATCAGGTAAGGCTCTTTGAAGAACGCAATAAGTTCTTTAATGATACTAGGAGTACTTTGGGAGGAGGCTCGTGGACCCAGTAACAATAATCGGTGGAGCTACCGTAGCGTTCAATGCTTTGAAGAAAGGTTTCCAATTCGGAAAAGATCTTCAAGAAATGGGTGGGCAACTAAATCAGTGGGCTAGCAGCATGAGCGACCTATCCTACTTAGAGCAGAAAAACAAAAACCCTCCTTGGTGGAAATCACTGGGGGGTTCTGTTGAAGCAGAAGCTTTAGAGATATTTACAGCTAAAAAGAAAGCTCAAGCTATGCGACAGGAGTTAAAAGACTGGATCAGTTTTACCTATGGCCCATCTGTTTGGGATGAACTGGTAGCAACCGAAGGTAGAATACGTAAACAAAAGAAAGAGCAAGAGTACCGTAAAGCAGAGATACAAGAAGCTATAATTACTTGGGGTATCTCAGGTGTTCTTCTTTCAGTAGGTGCAGGTACTCTAGGTTTTATAATTTATATGGTGGCATAATGGCAAGAAACTTAACGGATAAACAACAGAGGTTCCTTGAAGTTCTTTTTGAAGAAGCAAAAGGAGATCCTGTACAAGCTAAAAAACTAGCAGGTTACGCTGATAGTGTAGCCTCTACATCTATTGTTAACACACTGACAGATGAAATAGCAGATGTTACAAAGAAGTTTATAGCACAGTCTTCAACCAAAGCAGCTTACACAATGTTTTCAGTTATGGCAGATCCTACAGATCTGGGTGTAAAAGAAAAGATGTTAGCAGCTAAAGATATTCTAGATCGTGCAGGATTTGTAAAAACAGACAGGGTAGAAGTAAAGACATCAGAGCCTTTATTTATTTTACCTGCGAAAGAAGATGAGTAAAAGAGCTACAACAGCAGACCACCCAACCAAGGTTGACTGGCAGATACCACTCAGGGGAGAACTAGGAGAATGGTATCCTGTCATAAGAGTAGGAAGACACGTACCTTTTGGTTACAAACAAGATGAAACAGATCCAGACTTACTACTCCCTATCCCTGAAGAGTTAGAATTACTAGAAAAAGCTAAACTATTTCTTCAAGAATACAGCACTAGGAAAGTAGCAGTCTGGTTATCTAAAGAATCTGGTAGAGAAATATCACATGTAGGGTTATACAAACGTGTCAGAATGGAAGAAAAAAGGCGTAGAGCTTCCTCGAACTATAAGCAGTATGCCAAAAAGTACAAAGAAGCGGCAAGGAAAAGCCAGAAGATCGAAGAGAAAAGACTTGGTGGAAAAAACACCAGAAGTCTTGACACAGATGAGGGATACATCGAACTCGAAAGAGGGGAGTGTTGCCCCTTCTGTGGACAAACAAGAGGTGATATTTGAACCTAACCCAGGACCACAAACTAAGTTTCTAGCATCTACTGAACAGGAAGTACTATATGGAGGAGCAGCAGGTGGTGGCAAGTCGTATTCGATGGTGGCTGATCCAGTTAGATACTTTACGAATCCACATTCACGAATGCTACTTGTTCGTAGGAGCACAGAAGAGTTACGAGAACTTATTTCTGTAAGTAAGCAGCTTTACCCAAAGGCTGTACCAGGAATAAAGTTTATGGAAAGAGATAAGACTTGGGTAGCACCTAACGGTGCAACACTCTGGATGTCGTACCTTGATCGTGATGATGACGTTATGAGATACCAGGGTCAAGCATTTAACTGGATTGGCTTTGACGAATTAACTCAGTGGCCCTCTAGTTACGCTTGGTCTTACATGCGTTCAAGGCTACGTACAACAAAAGCTAGTGGACTACCTCTTTACATGAGAGCTACAAGTAACCCTGGAGGTCCAGGTCATCAGTGGGTACGTAAACACTTTATAGAACCCAGTCCTCCAGGAAATTCTTTCTGGGCAACAGACGAAAACGGTGAAGTAATTCAATGGCCTAAAGGTCACTCAAGAGAGGGTGAACCTCTATTTAAAAGAAAGTTTATACCTGCCACCCTGTTTGATAATCCCTACCTATCTGAGGATGGGATGTACGAAGCAAACCTTTTATCCCTACCTGAACATCAAAGAAGACAACTACTTGAGGGTGACTGGGACATAAATGAGGGTTCGGCATTTCCAGAGTTCAACAGGAAGATACACGTAGTTGACCCCTACGATATACCTTCTAACTGGACTCGTTTTAGAGCCTGTGACTACGGATACGGATCTCACACAGGCGTTGTATGGATAGCAATAGTTCCAGGGTCTGAGCAGCTAATTGTCTACAGGGAGTTGTACGTTTCTAAGGTTATAGCGACTGACTTGGCTGACATGATCCTGGAATTGGAAGAAGGAGAACAGATAAGATACGGAGTTTTAGACTCCTCTCTTTGGCACAAAAGAGGTGATACTGGTCCTAGCCTAGCAGAGCAGATGATCATGAAAGGATGCAGATGGCGTCCTGCAGACAGATCAAAAGGTTCTCGTGTAGCAGGTAAAAACGAGCTACACAGAAGATTACAAGTAGATGAGTTTACAGAGGAACCCAGGCTTGTTTTATTTAATAGCTGCACAAATACTATCTCTCAACTACCGTCTATACCTTTAGATAAAAAGAACCCTGAAGACGTAGACACAAACTCAGAAGATCACCTGTACGATGCTTTGCGGTACGGTGTGATGACTAGACCCAGAAGTAACTTATTTGATTTCAACCCAGACTCTCAACGATCAGGCTTTCAAGCATCAGATCCCACATTTGGATATTAAGGACTAACTCATGGAAGAAGATGACATCTTTGAATCAGACGAACTTTACATGGACGAAGAAGAGTCCTCCTTTGTAGAGGATAAAGACGATGCTGATAACAGTAGAGATGAAAAAGTAGGGACTGTTGTAGGTCTTGTTGAAGGTAAATACTACAAGGCTGAAAAGGCTAGGTACACTGATGAGCTACGTTGGATTAGAGCCTATCAAAACTATCGTGGTGTTTACGGATCAGACGTACAGTTTACATCTACAGAGAAATCTAAAGTATTTGTAAAGGTAACGAAAACCAAGGTTCTTGCAGCCTATGGTCAAATTGTAGATGTACTCTTTGGTTCTAACAAATTTCCTATCTCTATTAATCCTACCGTTTTACCAGAGGGTATTACAGACACTGTAAACTTTGAAACAGATCTTAATGTCCGTAACGCTAAAGAAACAACCAACAACATAGAACAGGATGATACAAAGTTACAACCTGGTGAAACTATTATTGATTTACGAGAAAGACTTGGAGCAATCCGTAATAAACTAGAACCTGTACAAGATATTATTGAAGAAGGTCCAGGAACAACTCCAAGTAAAGTTACATTTCATCCTGCTATGATTGCAGCTAAAAAGATGGAAAAGAAAATACATGACCAACTAGAAGAGTCTAATGCTAGAAAGCAGTTACGCATAGCAGCATTTGAGACAGCCTTGTTTGGTACAGGTATTATGAAGGGTCCATTTGCGTATGACAAAGAGTACCCTTCTTGGTCAGAAGATGGTGAGTACACTCCTACAGTTAAGACTGTACCACAAACATCAAGTGTTAGCATCTGGAACTTCTACCCTGACCCTGACGCTAACAACATGGATGAAGCAGAGTACGTTGTTGAGAGACACAAGATGTCTAGATCTCAAATGCGTAACTTAAAGAAAAGACCTTTCTTCAGATCAAACGCTATTGATACAGCTATCGGCATGGGAGAGTCCTACTCAAAAGAGTGGTGGGAACAAGTCATGGAAGAAGCTGATCAAGAAACAAAGGCTGAGAGATACTCAGTACTAGAGTTCTGGGGATATGTTGACACAGAGCTTTTAAAAGAATACGAAATAGAAATCCCTAAAGAATTAAAAGACCAGGATCAGGTTTCCGTAAACATATGGGTTTGTAACGGACAAGTGTTACGTCTTGTAATGAACCCATTTACTCCTTCTATTTTACCATACTACGCAGTTCCTTTTGAGGTAAACCCTTACTCATTCTTTGGGGTAGGTATTGCAGAGAACATGGATGATACACAAAATCTTATGAACGGATTTATGAGGATGTCGGTAGATAACGCAGCATTGTCTGGTAATCTACTTATAGAGGTAGACGAGACTAATCTCGTCCCAGGGCAAGACCTCTCTGTGTATCCAGGCAAAGTGTTCAGGAGACAGGGAGGGGCACCTGGTCAAGCTATCTTTGGAACCAAGTTTCCCAACGTAAGTAACGAGAACATGCAGATGTTTGATAAGGCAAGGGTACTAGCAGATGAATCAACTGGCTTTCCATCTTTCGCTCATGGTCAGACAGGCGTACAGGGTGTGGGCCGTACTGCTTCTGGTATTTCCATGCTCATGTCTGCTGCCAACGGTAGCATACGGAATGTAGTAAAGAACATAGATGATTATCTTCTTGGCCCTATAGGTAGGGCTTTCTTTCATTTTAATATGCAGTTTGATTATGATGATAACATAAAGGGTGACTTGTCTGTAAAGGCTGAAGGAACTGAAAGCTTGATGGCTAACGAGGTTCGTAGTCAAAGACTTATGCAATTTCTTGGTGTTGTACAGAATCCAGTGCTTGCACCTTTCGCAAAAATGGATTATATTATCAGAGAGATTGCTAAGTCTATGGATCTTGATCCTGACAAACTTACAAACTCTATGGGTGACGCAGCTATACAGGCTGAGATCCTCAAGAAATTCCAAGCAGATAATCCACAACCCCAAGTAGATCCTAACGCCCCACAACAGCAGCAGCAGCAGGGTGCTCCTCAACAGGGAGAACAACGTCCTCCTGCAGGTGCTCAAGTACAAGATACTCAGGGATCAGGTGGTGGTCAAGTAGGTACAGGAACAGCCCCACTACCAGGAGAGCAAGGGTTCACTGGTAACACAGGCTAAAGGATAGCAATGAGCATTAAACTTCTCGTAAATGATAAGAAGATATGGGATTCGTTTAACGAACTTATAGATCAAAAACTAAAATTTGTTCACTCACAACTAGAACAAACAATGAAGTCTGAAGACTTATACAGGCTACAGGGTGAAGCAAGAGCATTTCGTAGATTAAAACTTTTGAGAGATGAAGTAAATGGATCTAAACCAGATTAACGAAGAAAAATTTACTGACAAAGAGATGGAAGAGGTAGATAGGCTACAGAGTGACCCTAGCTCTGAGTATTACTACAATGATCCAGACATTGAAGAAGGTTTTTTAGATAAGATTAAAAGAAAGCTTGAACCTTATGGGGAGGACTTCAAAGGTTTTATTGAGTATCTGTTAACACCTAGTAGACACTTTGGTACAGGTCAATACAACGAGGGTGGTGTAGCAGAACAGATGGATATGTTTGGTTACACTGCTGAAGGAGCACAGCAGGAGGCTGACAAGTTTGTAGGAGAGGCAGGAAACTTAGAGGAGGATATATCTAAGGCTGCATCTTTTATAGTTCCATTCTACGACTCAGGTGTAAACATAGCAAATGTTGCACAGGAGTACATGAAACCTGAACAGGAGCGTGACTACGACTACATAAAGAGCCAGTTTACAGAAGCAGGTCAGAGTGCTGCCATAGAGGGTGGTCTACTTCTTATGGGTGGTGTTGCAGGTAAATACGGAGCCAAAGGTATCAAGGCTCTAGCTGATAAAGTAAAACAGTACGAGATAGATCCTACAGCAATGTCATCATTTGGTGCAGGATCTATTAGGATAAAACCTAAAAAAACAAAACCTTTTAAATTAGATGATATGTATCGGGATGATTTTGATTGGGGTAGATTAAATCTTACAGACTCCCAAGTTGCAGAACTAGCTAATGTAGAAAAAAGTGTTTTGGCAGCAGGAGGCGGTCAGAAAGCTGTAGAAGCAGCAGAAAAGAGAGTACAAGATGCTATTGATGCTAGAATACCTGTAATAGCAGAAGCATTAAAATACAAATTAAAAACATCAGATAAAGGTGTTGTAAGTTTGGATGCTTATAAAGATGCGGTAGAAGCTACTGTTAGGTTTGACACAATAGAAGAAGCAGCAGAAAGTATATCAAATCAAAGAGGCATATTAAATAAAATGGGTCCAGGTATGATGGACAATATGCTTTGGGATGACAGATCCATGACAGCCTTTGAGCAATTACCAGATAATGAAACTTTTCAATATATATTTGATGAAGGACTAGATAGAGCTTTAGTAGATTGGGCTGTAAAAGAAGAAGCTATACGTAAATCTTACAATAAATATAGGAAAGCAGCCAATAAAAATATTAGAACATTTAACAAGGGCGGTGAAGTAATGGACGATCAAATGAAGATGGCATTCATGGATGAAGGTGGAATAGCAGATGATGGTATGGACGTAGATCCAGTATCAGGAAACGAAGTACCACCTGGCTCTCTCGCAGAAGAAGTACGAGATGATATTCCTGCACAACTCTCTGAGGGTGAGTATGTCGTTCCTGCTGATGTTGTCAGATACTACGGTGTCAAGTTCTTTGAAGATCTAAGAGATCAAGCTAAGATGGGTCTAGCTGAGATGGAAGCCAATGGGCGTATAGGTGGAGAGCCTGTACCTGCAGGTGGTCCTATTAATGACGAGGAACTATCTGAGCAAGAAATGTCTGCTATCAGACAAATGATGACAGGCATGGCTGAAGGTGGTGAAGTACAGAACCCTTACCTACAGCAACAGCAACTGTACAGTCAACCTAGACCTGCTCCTATAGATGAAAAAAGAAACACAACTTTAACTAACATCAATCCTAATCCTGTAGAGAATCAGATGCCTATGCAAAGCATGGCTAGTGGTGGTCAAGTACAAGGCTATCAACCAGGAGGACCAGTTACTCCTGTTACTCCTGCTCAAGATCAAATGATGTAT